AGCTTCCTCGTTAGCCTCACAGAGTGGAGTATTGTCCTCTCTTAAATAATAGTGATTATCCCGATTGGCAATAACACCAGCCTCAACACCCTTCTTAATAAGCACCTTAGTGTTCAGATAAGGGTCTGTGATAACCTTGAGGAATAACTTACTGTCGGCTTGGATAAGGTTGTTAATTTTACCCTGTAAGAACTCAAGCTTAGAATTAGGAGCTGTAGCTCTACCATCAATAGCCTCGATGATAACACGGAGAGTGTAGACATCATTTTCGACCTTACCGTACTCCTTGTAGCACTTCATAACGGTGCTCATGTTATCTCTAGCCTGCTTATTCTCTTCGCCCTCAGCAATAATAACAAATTGGTAGGTGGCCTTCGGCTCATCCTGCAACGCCTGTAAGGACGGAGCGATGTAGTCTTTATTAGCCAACAGTACTTTATATTTGATGTAATCGTCAGGGCTGGATAAATCCAAATAATTATCCTGCTTAGTCAGTCTAACGCTAACACCTTCCCAGAAGTTATTGACTTTCTTAATAGCACTAAGTGTTCCGTATTCATACCCCATAGCCTCTTCAAGGAAAGCCTTTTCTTCATTAGTAAGAACATTAACAAAAGAACCAGACCGTAATCTCGGAACAACAAATGTTCTCGAAGCACCTTCAGCCATACCGCCATAAAGGACATGCTTAGGGTTGGTTACCATACCTGTTTCCTTGGGAATGTGTCTTACAATAACTCTTTCGTTTCTAAGGATGTTAACCCTAGGAGTAGCCGGTCTTTCAACCTCAACTACTTTCTTCTCTTCAGCAGGGATAATCGGAGTAGCCTTCATATCAATAGAGGTATCTCCAATGTCAAAACCCAGCTCATTCTTTTCTTCCATTTTTTTACTCATACTTCTCCTATTTAAAATAAAGGGAGGAGGATTACTCTCTCCTCCCTTCTAATGGTAATTTAGCCTTATGTTTAACCCTGCAGCACAGCAGGAATCAGGGACATAGTTCTGGTCGGGTCAAGAACACAAACACCGAGAGTGGCCATTCTGTGGATAACCGCAGAGTCCTCATCGAAGCTCATGTAAGGGTTGTTCTTAGCACCAGTGAACGGGTTTCTAAGACCCCACTGATAACCTCTGTACTCTTCGTCACCTCTCACCTTGCACTTGAAGATGTTCGGCTGGTCCATCGTACCGATGTAGAGGATATCATATCTGTAGGACTCAGCAACACCACCGTTCGGGTGAAGCACCTTATTTCTCACCGGGTCGTCATAGAACGGGTCGACATCGACCTTGACTCTCACACCGTTCGGAGCGAGGAACTCAACAAACTGGAAGCCAGCCTTGAGGGCATTGCTATGCAGATTGGACTGAGCCTTGTCAATCACTCTGACGGAGCTGTTGTCAATCTCAAACTGAGACCAACCGGAGATGGTGTCAAGCACAGCTTTGTGGAACTGAGAAGCACCTCTTTCACCAGTCTTAATGACGAAGTATCTGTCGCCAAAGTCAAGCTTGGCAGCGGACAGCTCATAGAGGGCATCCTCCAGAAGCTTCAGGGAGAAGGTGTTGTAATACACAGTATTCGCAACTTCCATTTGCTCTCTCAGACCAGCACCCATCTTGATGACATTGCCGGACTTACCGAAGTTCATGTACTCACCATTGGCAGTTCTGTTGCTTCTACCGTACATCATAATGTTGTTCTTGTAGTCGGACCACTGGCACTCGACCTCCCAATCAACAACGTGCATCCACATATCCTTGACAGTCTTCTTCAGACCACCGTTGGCAGTAGCCTCAGTCACAGGAATACCGACAGCCAGCTTCTTGTTAAGCATGGAACCGGGGACCTTGTGCTGAATTCTGATAGTGGAGAACTCATTTCTCATAGAGATAGGCGAGGAGAATCTCACATCACCAACCTTTCTGGAGAGTTCCTTCTCAACAGGAGCATACTCAACAGAGAATCTCTTACCAGCAGTAAGCTCAGCAGCAGGCATACCGGACATAACGCCACCCATCAGTTCGACCTTATAGACGGCATTGGTGCCTTCCATTCTCGGGTCACCGAGGATTCTCAGCGGATAGACCTCGTTCTTCTCACCGGCGATAACCTCACCATCAGCGAACCAGTCCTCAGGGAAGACCACATAGAAGGGCTCACCATTAGCACCAGCAAGACCGCTGGAAATAACAGTACCCGCAGCATTTCTGGCCTCAACGAGAGGAATGTTTCTTCTGGAAGAACCAACCACATCCCATGTGTACTCATCGTCAGTGTCAAACTCCTTGGTGGGGAACTGACTCAGGAAAGTATCAAGAGTCTTACCTCTGTAATAGGCAAGCAGTTGAACCATAAGGGTCGTAGCCTTCTGAGGGGCTAACTGGAAAATGGAACCCAGGTGATTCTCCTTGGTCAGACCCTTCCAATGGTTGAAGCCGACCATTTGAAATTTATTTAACTTTGCAGCCATAAATTTGTAAATTAATTATTTTAATTGAACTTGTGAATTTCTAAACATCAAGGTCCCATTTACCGATGAACGATTCAGGGTCATCACTGACACCACTCACAAATTTCAAATTACCATCAGATGTTCTTGAGGTGTTATTGAGTGTGTGTTCTAATTCTCTGAGACCTTTCTTAACTTCGCTTTTAACCTTGCCTTGCACTAACTTATCAAGGTTCTTGAAGCCATCAGTAAGAGTAAACAGCAGACCAACATTCTTAATAAATTCAATCTTATTGTCCATCTCATACTTCTGTAAAGCAGTAAAGAGTTCTCCAGTTTCCTTGTCTCTGTAAGTAGGCTTACTAATGTTATCCAGAACCTTCTGTCTGGTAGCCTTGTCTAACTGGATTTCACCGAAGACTTTCTTATCTTCAAGAATAGCCTTCCTTAAAGCAGCAGTCTGTTCTTTCCGTTCCTTCTCCTCATTTTCTTTTTCTGCTCTTGCATCGTCAATGATTTTCTGATAGCCTTTCTTGAAGAAGTCCTTGTTAGCAGCAAGGGCTCTCTTGGCTTTTCTTAAATCACTGCCATTGTCAAAGATGTCTTTTAGCTCTTCTTGAGCCTCTTCCCTATCATATCCTCTATTGATGAGGTCCTGATAGATTAACTGCTTTCTGAGATTCTCGCCCTGCTCACCTTCAGCATTAAGAGCTTCCTCGGTGATAGTATCAAGGTAAGCAAGAGTATTCTCATACTGCTTAATTGTAGTGTCCTCTACACCGGCATTCAAAGCAGCGTCGATTCTCTTTTGTTTCTCATCAAGTCTAGCCTGAATTTGCTT